AACTACGCGCCGCGGGCCAGCTGACAGAACTCGACGACGCTCGCGTCCAGATAGTCCTCGGACTAGCGGCCGCCGTCGATTCCATGCCCGATAACTCTTCACTCTGGCGGGAATACCGTCTAGCAGAGAAGGCACTCAGAGAGGAAACCTCCGCACATGGGGACCCATTCGACCAGCTCATCGCCAGCATCTCGTCCGAGATACGCCACGAAGAGGAACAAAAAAAACCGAAGCCGCGGACCCGAAGCTGAAGCGATCGCGAGGAAGCTCGGCTTCGAGCTCATGCCACACCAAAAGCAGATCCTCGACGTCATGCTTGAAGTACGACCCGACGGCGTCCCCGTGTATCGCGAAGGAATCGTTCTCATGCCGCGCCAATGCGCCAAAACTACGACGACGCTCATCCTTGAGCTCCACCGCGCGATCCTCTGGGGCGGTCCTCAAGTCATCGGATACACCGCCCAGACCGGCTGGGACGCCCGCCGAAAACTCATCGACGACCAAGTCCCACTCATCGAGAACTCGCCCCTCGCCGCCACCGTGAAACGTGTCTATCGCGGTGCCGGCATGGAATCCGTGAAGTTTCTCAACGGCTCCCGTATTGACGTCATGCCTTCGACACCGACGGCCGGCCACGGTCGCACGATTGACCTCGCAATCCTTGACGAAGCAATGAGCGACGAAGACGACCGGCGAGAGCAGGCCATCCTCCCGGCAATGGTGACACGACGCGAGGCCCAGCTCTTCGTCATCTCCACCGCCGGCACTCAGAGCTCGCTCTACTTGAAGCGGAAAGTCGATCAGGGTCGAGCGATGATTGAGGCGAACATCGACGCTGGCGTCGCGTACTTCGAGTGGAGCGCCGACCAAGACGACGACGACATCGACGACCCGGCCGTGTGGCGTCGCACGATTCCCGCTCTCGGCTACACGATCGGCGAGGAGGCAATCCGTCACGCTCGCGCGACAATGTCCGAAGGAGAGTTTCGTCGTGCCTATCTCTGCCAATGGACCCACCTCGAGGAGAGCGTCATTCCCGAGAAGCTCATCCTCCGAGTGTTGGATCCCGACACGGTCCCGGCGGGAAAGCTTTCTTTTGGGATAGACGTCTCTATGGATCGCTCCTATGCGTCCATCTCGGTAGCTGACGAGACCGGCCGCGTCGAACTCGTAGAACACCGCGCCGGTGTTTCGTGGGTCGTCGATCGTGCGCTCCAGCTCTACCGCCAGCATCGAGGCGCCCTCGTCGTCGATGGATACTCGCCGGCGAACTCACTCGTCGATCGTCTGGAGGCCGGCGGGATACCGGTCACGAGGTACTCGCTCCGAGACATGGTCTCAGCTTGCGGAGTGTTCTATGACGCCGTCCTCGATGACGCGATACGGATCAGGCCTCACCCAATGCTCGAGCTCGCACTCAAAAGCGCAAGGAAAAAGACGATCGCGTCCGGCTGGCTATGGTCGAGAACTATCGAAGAGGCCGATCTGACGCCTCTCTTCTCGGCTACTCTCGCCTATCATCACGCCACGAACCGACAAGGCCCAGAGACCGCGAGGAGCGTCATCTACTAATGAAGAAACACCTACCCACTACCCTTGAGGCAATCGGTACTAGCATTGTGGCCGTGAGTCTTTCATTCGTGAGTATCCCGCTAGGTCTCGGCTTCGCCGGCTTGGCGATGATCGCGTTCGGCATCGCCGCCGAGAGGAGCCAATAATGCTGAACCGATTACTCCGCACAAAGCACGACACGCGCTCGGCAATCGTGGACCCTTACGGCCGCGTCACCCGCACATTCAACGACACCTACGCCGGCGTCGATGTGGACACCGAGACGACTCTCTCGGTGCCGGCAATCTGGCGAGCGGTGACAATGATCGCCGACTCCGGCGGAGTGTTACCTCTTCACGGCTACCGCGACGATATTCAGCTGACACCGACTCCGCGTCTTCTTGAACGCCCGAACCCACTCGAGACCCGCATCACGACCATTTCGGCGATGATCGCCTCGATCGTGATCCACGGGAACTATGTCGCCATGCTCGGCGAAGTCGGCCCGTCTGGCTATCCCGAAAGCATCTATCCGGTCAATCCCGAGCGCGTCGTCATTGAACGCCGAAACGGAGAGAAGATCTTCCGCATCGACGAGAAAATCTTCACCTCCGAAGAGATCTTCCACGTTCCCGGCTTCTCACTTCCCGGAGAGGTCGCCGGTATTGGCATCATCGCCGCCCAGCGTCAAGGCATCGGCGCGGCGATCGCGGTCATGGAATACGCGAGCCGATACTTCGACGGCGGCACGATGCCGAGCTACGTCATCAAGTCAAAGAACCCGGACCTCACCGCCGAAGAAGCCGAGCTTCTGAAATTGCGGTGGATGGAGGCCTACGGAGGACGTTCACGCCGGCCCGCGGTCCTCAACGACGCGACCGACATCGAACCACTCACCGCGAACGCCAACGATTCCCAGCTCATCGAAGCACGTCTTCAAGCTCAAGGCGACGCGGCGAACATCGTCGGCCTTCCCGGTCACTACGTCGGAGCGCCTAACTCGAACCGGACCTACTCGAACCTCGAGACGCAAGGCCTCGAGTACCTTCGGTGGACCTTGCTCCCCATCACCTCGCGCATCGAGGCCGCATTCTCGGACTATCTGCCACGCGGACAAGTCGCCAAGTTCGAGTATGACGGCATTCTTCGCGCTGACACACTCACGCGCTACCAAGCGCACCAGATCGCGCTCTCGAACGGTTTCCTCACTCTCGACGAGGTCCGAGCCTTAGAGAACCGAGCACCCCTAACGGAGGCATAAATGAACATAGAAACCCGAGCCTATGACACCGACCTAGAGGTCAGATCCGCCGGCGATGGTCGGACCGTGTGCGGGATATGCGTCCCGTATAACCAAGTCCAACGCATCAACGCGAACCTCTCCGAGGTATTCATCCGCGGCGCGTTCGTGAACGTGGTCCGCGCCGCGCATCGAGTGAAGTTCCTCGTCGGACATGACGCGAACGCTCTCCCGATTGGCCGCGCGACACTTCTCCGCGAAGACGAAGCCGGCCTATATGGCGAGTTCCGCATAAGTGACACCGAGCGCGGCTCCGAAGTTCTGACCCTCATCCGGGACGGCGCTCTCTCTGAGCTTTCGATCGGCTTCTCACCGTTGAAAGACAAAAGACGAACCGACGGAGTGATCGAGCGCCAGCTGGCGCACCTCGCCGAAGTGTCCGCCGTGACTTTCGGAGCGTACGGACCAGCGGCCGCCGTCGTCGGTGTCCGCGATCAGTCAAAGACGCCGAACCTCGACGCGCTCGCCGACATTCTGAAAGATGTCCGACGTGCCTAGTCCCCAGAGAGCCGTCAGCGTCACCGACACCGCGACGCTTCTATGCTCTGCCGATCCGACGAACCGCCCCGTCTTCATCGTCGTGAACAGTAACGAAACCCTCTATCTCGGCGACGCCACAGTCACAACGACGAACGGTCTCCCGGTACTGAAACACACCGCGCCGCTCGCCGGCTCATTAGGTCCCGGCCTTGCCCTCTACGGAATCGCCGAGGCGGGAAAGACTATCGACGTCCGTATCTTCTCGGTGCCGGAGGACTAGATCATGCCGTGGCACATCGAAGACGAGAATCCCGAATGTGACGGCTACGCCGTAGTCAAAGATTCCGACGGCGAAGTCGAAGGATGTCACCGGACACGAGCTCAAGCTGAGGACCAGCTGGCCGCGCTCAACATCTCAGAAAACCGAGACGAGGACAACGACATCGAGGACGAAATCGAGGAGCTCATCGACCGCGCCGAAGAAATGACGAACCGCGCACTCGTAGAGCAGATACTCGCCAAGATCCGCCGGTGACGCTAAACTCCACAACAGGCCGACACCTCGCCAGACATAAGAGCACCTCGCCGTCGCGACAACCTCTCAAGATCTGGATCGACACCCCGGGAAAACACACCAGCTAGACAACGGGAGAAACCACCGTGAACGCATTCCTAAACACCCTTCACCAAAACCGCGCCGGCAAGCAGGACCTCATCGAGGCCACTCTGAACCGCGCACACGAAGAAGCTCGCGACGTGACCGACGTCGAAGTCGCGAACATCCAAGCCCTCACCCTCGAGATCCAAAAGCTCGACGAGCGCATCGAGCAAGTGACCGACCTCGAAGTCCGCAAGGCAAAAGCCGCCGATCTGGCCGCTTCCGTGGACGGCGACAAAGTCGAGACACGCTCAGCCGCTCCGACTCGCGTCATCTCTGAAGAGCCCACATATCACGAACGAAGCGCGAACCAATTCCTCGCCGACGCTCTGGCCGCTGAATACGGCGGAAGCTACGAAGCCCGCGAGCGCATTCAGCGCTACCAGAACGAAGTCCGCCTCGAAAAGCGCGACTCCGGTACGAGCAACTTCGCCGGCTTGGTAGTTCCTCAGTACTTGGTCGAACAGTTCGCACCATTGCGTCGCGCTGGCCGTCCTACCGCTGACATCTCCGTGAACGCTCCTCTCCCCGGAGTCGGTATGTCCGTGAACCTCGGCCGCTTGACGACAGGGATCACCAGCTACGCCGCCACAGAAGGCACCGCCGTTTCTGAGTCAAGCCCAGACGACACACTTCTGACCGTGGACATCCGCACCGTTCAGTCGATGTGGGACCTTTCCAAGCAGGCAAGCCTCCGCGGCGTAGGCGTCGAAGACCAGCTCCTCGGCGACGGAATCCGCTCCTACCACTCGAAGCTCGACCAGCTGATCCTCAACGGAACCGGCTCGGCACCAGAGCATCGCGGAATCTTGAACACTTCAGGAATCAACGGCGTCACCTACACCGACGCGAGCCCTACATGGGCTGAGTTCTTCCCGAAGCTCGTCGAAGCCGTGACCGCAATCTCGAGCAACTTCTACGGCGCCGCGACTCACATCGTCGCTCACCCGAGCATCATCGGCGCATGGCTCCGCGCATTGGACACCACGAACCGCCCAATCTTCGGACCTACCGCTGGGAATCCATTCAACGCGGCCGCGACATTCGACCGTCCGGACTACTTGGGCGGCGGGCTTCAGATCCTCGGCATCCCGGTAGTAGCAGACGCAAATATGCCGACGAACCTCGGAGTCGGAGAAAACCAGAGCGCCGTCATCGTCGGAGACTTCCGCGAGAGCTACCTCTGGGAAGACAACTCAGGGAACCCACTCTTCGTACGCTTCGAGGAGCCATCCGGCACCAATGCGATCCGTACGATCCTCTTCGGCTTCTCGGCATACACCGCCGGCAAGTATCCGACCGCGTTCTCGGCAATCACCGGAACCGGTCTCATCACTTCCACTTGGGCCTAGTCGGTCCACCTACCGGTCCCGGGAGCACATCCCCGGACTATCCGGAGGTTCATATGAACATCGACGCACTCATAAACGCTTACAAGAAAGAGCTCGCGGGATATCTGTCCCGAGGTCTCACCGAACGCGCGAAACTCGTCGAAGCAGAGCTCCGTCGGCTTGGTCACTCGCTAGGCGATGAGCCTCGCGAGGATGTGCTGACCGAGCCGGCGAGCACCTCTCAAACTCCACCAGACGCGCCTCTAAGCGCACCAGAGACCGCCGAAGAGCGTCCAGCACCTAAGAGGCCCACCACAAGAAAGAAGCGCTAGAGATGGCCATCGTGAATGGGTACGCGACACTCGTCGAGCTGAAGTCATATCTCAAGATCGACGACTCGATGGAGGACTCACTTCTCGAGAACATCGTCGAGGCCGCTTCTCGATCTATTGACCGCATCGCGAACCGCCGCTTCTATCTCGACGCGAACGTCTCCGCGCGTCAGTACCGGCCGCTCGACCTTCTTCGCGTCTTTACTGACGACTTCGGCTCTACCTCTGGGCTCATCGTCAAGACCGACCCGGACGCCTCCGGCACATACCAGACGACGCTCGTCTTCAATGAGGACTACATCACCGAACCGGTGAACGCCGCCTCGAAGGGTCGCCCGTGGAACTTCGTCACCATCGTGTCCGGTGAAAGCTTCTCTCTCCCCACGAACTACCGACCACAAGTCGAAGTGACCGCCCGCTGGGGATGGCCATCAGTTCCCGACGACATCAACCAAGCGACGCTCATCCTTTCCGCCGATCTCTACAAGAGAAAGGACTCGATCGGAGGCGTCCTCGGACTATCAGAGCTGGGAGCTATACGCATGAGCCCGCTCGGCCGAGACATCGCCGCAATGGTCCGCGCATATAAGCGAGAGTTCTTCGCGTGATTCCGTCCACAGTCCGCGCCAATCTCAAGACCGCGCTCGCGCCGGTCGTGTCGCGCGTCTTCGACTACGTCCCCGACCAAGTTCCGACCCCTTGCGCCGTCGTCGGAAATATAACGATCACATTCGACGAAGCACAGAACCGAGGACTCGACCTCGGCGAAGTGGACGTTCTCATAATCGTGTCACGCATGAACGAACGCGGAGCGCAAGACAAGCTCGACGCCTATCTCGCCGGCACCGGCGCGGGCTCCGTGAAAGCCGCTCTCGAAGCGGACCGCACACTCTCGGGAGCGCTCGCGACGCTCCGAGTCGTCAGAGCCGCCCCGATTCAGATCGAGGTCTCCGGCGTCGCATTCTTCGCGTATCAGTACGAGGTACTTCTTCATGGCTAGTTATCGCATCATCCACAAGATCGCACTCGGCGAGCCCGGCTCGACCGTGTCCGAAACCGAACTCGAAGAAGCGGGCGTGAACATCGTCGCGCTAGTCGAGTCCGGTCACATAGAATACGACCAGAAGCCCACACGGGCGAAGGCCCAGACCGAGGAGTAACTCATGGCGCAATATATCCCTATGACACAAGTAACGGTGAACTCTGTCGTCATCG